AATAAAGCGTATCCACTACCACCTGATTTATTTTCTGTTGTATGATTAACAGTTATATCAACATCAAAATCTCTAACTAAATCAGTTAAAATTAAAAATTCTTCTGTAAGTAATTCTTTTTGGTCAATTCTAATCGTCAAGGGATTAATAGTTTCTACAACACCAAGACTGTAATCACATAGATTAGCACTATTTAATTGTTGTTTTACTAATTGTTGTATAGCTTCTTTTAAAGCAACAATACTCACTCAAAAATCCCTCCTTTAAGTGTTAAATCCATAAAATGTGAATTATTAGTATAGGTATGCTTAACTGATTCAACTAACATTTTCATATTTATTTCTTGTTTATCTATATATAATTTAACAAATATACTAGAACCACCACGAACTCTATCATCTCCAAAAGCATTTTTTATAGATAATGTACGCCTTACTCTGTTATAACGTTTAAGCATTGCTTTTGCCAATTCATCAAGATTTATTGGTTTTTCAGGATTTACAGATTTTATTTTTCTAAGAAGTCCCCATTTGGCTATAGTTTTTGTATCCATAGCAATATTACTAATTTCATGTGCATTAGTATCTTTATTATCAAAATAAAGTACAATATCATTATATGTGTCCTTATCTATATCAGAAGTAAAACTAAAATTTTCAGCAGTTTCACTATCAATTAAAATATCAACTCTCATATCATTTATATTTTTAAGAGTCAACTTTCCATAATCATCATAAAGCACATATAAATTTTTTGTAGCTTCTGTAGTTATATCTATAGCTGTCTGCATTAAATCGAATAAAGTTTGTTTACCTGCTCTAAATCGTGGAATTACATATTCAGTATCTGCAATATCACCAACAGTTAGCTGAAAATCTTCAGCTAACCGTTTTATTATTTCACTTGCTTTTTTATTTACTGTATTATAAATCTGTTCATTTTTTAGATATCTAAGCTGGTCATAAGCAATAATAGATAAAATATTATCTTTATCTAAATTACGTTTAAATACAAAACCAAAAAATATACCTACATCACCACGTTGTACTTTTACTCTATATCCTTCTTGTATATCCAACAATTCATCTTGTACTACTTTAAAAGTAATTTTGCTTGGTTGCCCTTTACGATAATATTCAATATTTACATTATCTTCAACAACTGGTATATAGCACTTATTATCAACAGTATGAATGGTTATTAATAATTCATTGCTATTATTCAAGTTTTAACACCTCTTTTAATGTAGGTGTTGATGGATTATACATTTTATTCAAATTCATAACGCTACGCCAATTCAAACTACCTCCACTCGCTAATTTTACAGCTTCATATACAGATTTTTCTTTTGTTACTTTCCAAACACTAGGAGTAATTTTATCTGTAGGTCTATTCTCTTTTATAGTATATGTTTCTTTGCCATTTTCATCAGTTTTTACCTCAACTTCTTTTGTAGCATAATACTTATACTCTTTTAGTTGTAAAGGCACTACAACATCAAATCCATTTTTAGCATCTTCACGTATACTATAATTCTCAATGGTAACCAATAAATTAGTATCAAACAAAACTTCAAAACTAGGTGTCATTCTCATTATTATTAATCGTAAAGGCTGTTTACTTTCTTTTGCTATTTTTATTTTTTCTAAATAATGTTCAGCTCCTTTAAATGAATATTCATTTAATAAATTACCTAAAATTCCTATTGAACCACCAAACAAATTATTAAATGCAGATACTCCTATTTCTGTATCGCTTTGGGAATAGTCTGCAAATGGATAATTACTATTAGGCAAAAGAAGCTCAAAAGATATTTCTTTCAGACCTTCTGTTTTAATAATATTTATTTCTCCTTCATTTATAAGATTTACAGTTTTATTTTTATTTTTTATACGTATATCCATTTTAGCTGGTGGAATAGGTAACATCATATCATCTAAATAAAAATAATATGCCATTATATATGCACCGCCTCAGCTCCATTTGCTGTAGCTTCTGCTATTTGTTCACTTATATGTGTTATAATTCCATCAAAATCAACATCTTTGGAAATATTATTTATATTTTCCATATTAATTTCAATTTTAGCAGTAGTATATTTATTTATTACTTCTTGTTCAGCAATATCTCTCATAAATTTTAAATCTTCGTCCATTATATCCATAGCTTCAGCTATTTTTTTAGTATTATCTGCTGTATCTTTGGTATTTTTAGCAGTATCATCAGTTCCTGCTAAATCCCCATAATTAGGAATAGTTCCTATTTCTGGTGTCGTATACGGAACATTATCAATTCCATTAAAAACACCTAAATTCTCAAATGGATTTGTTATTGTGTCATAAAGATTATATGCAAGTTGTCTAGCACCTGATTTATATTCTAAAGGATTTGCTCTATAAGTTATTTCACTTGTAGCAGATAAATTAGTACCAAATATTTCATTTACTGTGGATTTAACAGCATTAAAAGCATTAATCAACCCATTTATTTTTTCAATCATAAAATTAATAGCATTAGCAACAAATTCTGCTATTTCACCAAATACATTAGCCAGTGTATTTCTAAGACCATTACTTGCTATTTGCCATCCAATAAAAGCACCAACTACAGCTACAATCAAACCTATTAGCCATAATATAGGATTACGCAAAATAGTTGCATTTAATACAGCCATTGCTCCACTAGATAATAAAGTTGCAACAGCCATTAATCTTTGTGCGATACTTACAGCTATAGTTCTAGTATAAGAAATAGCTAAACTAGAATTAGTTAACACAAGCGCTGTATTATACATTAATGTATATGTTATAGCTAATAATTTACTAGCACTAGATAAACCAAGTGCTGTATTATAAGCAAAAGTATATGCTGTAGCCAATAACTGCAATCCATTATATATAGCTAAATAAGCAATATATCCACCTAATGCAATACCAGCAGATGTCAACATACCTAACAAAATAGAAAATGTATATTCAATTACAACTCCTAAATTATTAAATCCATCTGTAAGTATATAAACTCCTGCTACTACTGCACCTATAGGCAAAAATATTGCGCCCCACATTTCAGCAGCACTCATAGCAGTTAAAGTTTGCACTATTCCAAGAGTACGAATAAGTTTTATTGCTGTAGGAACATATGCTATAAATTGCAATACATATCCTACTTTACTTATCACACCCAAAATAGCCGTTTTAGTAGTTACACTAGCAAGAGCTATACCATATAAGCCTAATACACTAATAGCACCACCAAAACCAACCATTATAGTATCAATAGCAAATTTATTTTTATTATAAAAATTATCAAATTCACTATTTAGCCATTTTATATTGTTTATAAGTCCATTAATAGCATTAGCTCCAATAGTAGCAGCAGCAACTAAATTATTTGCAAAACTTTTTACTAATGAACTATTAGCTAATTTATTAATTTCTACATATACAGGTTGAAACGCATGACTTATTCTACTTTGAATATTAGTCCAAATATCTTCCCATTTCATAGGAATAGTTTCAAATTGTTTATTTATTTCATCCGTTGCTCCTAAAATAGCATTTTTAATTATTTCTGCTGTTATTTCACCATCTGCACCTAATTGTTTTATTTCTCCCATAGATACACCCATATAATCAGCAATATATTTTTCTATTAATGGTGCAGCTTCAGCTATAGAACGTAATTCATCACCTTGCAATTTACCAGACCCAAGAGCTTGTGTTAATTGTAATAAAGCGTCTTTTTGTCTTTCAATATCTGTACCACCTATATTAAATAACTTCTGAATATTTTCCATAAAAGGTACTACAGTTCTTGGGTCAGGAAATGCTTCTTTTGCAGTCATTGCAATTTTAGATACACTATCTGCCATTACATCATAAGGACCTCTTGCTCTAAGTGCCGATTGATAAATTTGTTCATTCAAAGCTATTGCTTGCTCTTGTCCACCAGCAACTAAGTTTAATCTCGCCATAATACCTGAATATGCGTCAGAAGCTTTGATTAATTTGCTAGGGATTGAAGCTATTTCTTCTATCGCATTAAATATCATATCACCAAAAATACTTCCAATTATAAAAGAACCTGTTAAGCTATCTTTTAAACTTTCAATACTTTCTTTTAATGAAGAAACATTTCTTTCAGCTTGTATAGTATCTATATTAACTTTTAAATATTTACCATCAGCACCATGCCAACGTCCCAACTTATCTTGATATGCTCCTAATGCTTCTAATTGTCCTATAGTATAAGGAATAGTTTTATTTATTCCTGCTATATTATTTTTTACACCATTAGCCATATTTTCCATACTTTGTTCAGCTTTTAAAGTGCTATTTGCCATTTGTTCTTCTGCTAGATAAAGTTTATTCACTGCTTGTGTAGCTTTATTAATAGGATTAGATATCCCATCTCTCATTTTTATAAACTGTTCTAAAGTAGACAAAATATCATCTCCTTTTAATTTTAGTCTTATTAGCTGCTTCTTTATCTCTTTTCATTTTTATAGCGATTGCTGCAAAAATAAAAGCCTGTTCTTCTTCAGACAGGCTTAATATTTCACTTGGTAATTTATGCAATTTGTGTAGGCAATAATACATTATATTAGAATAAATATCATTGCCGTTTATAAGTTTTTTGCTCTTTTAATTTTCGCTTCCATTCCAGACTCAAAACCATTTGCTTCATTAACTGCAAGTATTAAGTCGTTATACTCTCCAGGAATGAGCATTTTTTTTGCTAAATCTATTGCACCTATAGCACCATAGCTATTTTGTAATTCTGCATTATTTAAATTTGGATAAATAACAGTATTTTCTATCATTAAATCTGCTAGTTTAGCTGAATCTGTTTCAATATATGATTGTTGTGTTTTAGGATTAGTTACACGTTTTTTACATTGTGCTTTCAATTTACTTAACTCTGTTGCAGTTAAAATTTTAATTTTCCATGGTATAGGATTACCTTTTTCATCAATAAAACGTTCAGACGCTATATAATCAACTTCTTTATATTTAATAGCACTTTCAGCCATAAAAGCTTTTAAATTATCACTCATTTATATCTCTCCTTAATTTTAAACTATAAAAGCCACTTACTAAAAAGTAAATGGCTTTTATTTTTATAAAGTTGATAAACTATTTAAAGTATTAGAAAATTCATTC